GTCGATTTGCGCAATGATAGCTGAATCCAACTCCATTCTAACTGTGGATACTCTAGTTTAGTTACTAGAAATACCTTAGGCCTTTCGCAATCAAATTTATAGACTTGGATTCTTTATGCAAGTCTATAGATTAAATGATGGAAGTAAGGTGTACTGTTAAGAATATAATTACGCCCTGGCCAGGGGTGAATTAGAGTCTTAACACTAGTGCTAATATAAAATTAAGCCTCCGCCCATAATGGGTGGAGGCTTAATTTTATATTAGGCGGTGTGGCATTTTAACCCTGCACTTTTTTAATGTGGACACTTTGGATACACTTGTAATTCAATACAAGTGTATCCACTATTTCTGGTAAATAGTTTGGCACGAATAGGAGACGAGAGTTTGCATGAGAAGGTAGGATATGCTCATTCTCTACAGGGTGGCAAACGATTGCACCTGGTGTTTGGTAACAATGATAAAATCTATACGCATTCATTCTAAAATATCGCCTACTCTGGTCTTTATGCCGCCATTAGGCTAACTCTACACAATAAACATCGAAAGAGCACGGATAGAGCGAATGCGCCCCAGTCTCTTCGCCAAATCGGCCTTCAGCAACTTGGAGTCCGAGCCCTTCCAGGTCGGATGGTCCGAGAGTTCTCGCACAAGGGCCTCCTTCGTATCCTCTACGACGGGCCAGTCCACACTCCATCCTGAACGCTCAGCTTCACCGAGCCATTCCATGAGAATCTCTCGAGTCGGTGTCTCATCGTCTGTTGCTGCAATCCACCGTGCGTGATAATCCACAATCCATACCGGCTTCTCACGGTCCCAAGTACTTGGTTCCGAAGAAAAGGAGATGGAGCCCTTGGAAGCCCCCTGAAGTTCCTCGGGCTTGTCCTCCCGATCCTCCTCTACACCCTTTGCGTCTCGAACATAGACAAAGTGGACTCCAAGCAAATGGGCAAGACCTGAATAAATATCTAGCCACTCGGTTTCCTTAATAACAGTTCCATGAAGAACGGATCCAATTCCATCATGAATTCGGCGACGCTTTCTCGCAAAGGGCCCTCCTGCTAGGCCTTCGCAGTCCGTCTGCAGAGTTGTTGCAAGATCGCGTATAATAGTTGTACGAACAGAAGTGGTGGCGTCTGCAAACAAAGGATCACGAATCCAGGCTACAATTCCGAGCATAGAGGGAACAGGGATGGAGGTATAGGTAGGCAGGTTCAGGAAGTCCATGGAGGTTCCGAGGGCCTTCTTTGCATCTACGGTTTGCTGAATTCGAATCGGAGCCAAGGAATGGCCTCGATTCGGATTACGCTTGGACCAGTCTAGGAGCTGGGCAATGCTGACATTCTGATAGACTTTTGGGGTCTGCATCTCTTATATATTTTAAGCGATAAATGCTTAGGTTCTTATTCAGAGACATACCCATCTACTAGATACTTGTTCGTCTCTTCACTCAAGGATGCTAGTTGCTTGGTGCGCCCCTCTTCGGCTCTTCGATTCTCTAAACAAAAATGCATATATTCCTGAAACTGATCGAAGGTAGTTTCGCTTACAGCCACTACATCAAAAAAAATACCGTTGCTGTTTTCTGTGTATTCTTCATGATTCTTCTTGAGAATACGGAATATTTCTTCGTATTCGGACTTTACAAGGATTTTTAGATTTTCAAAGAACTGCTTTCTCAGCTCATAGGACATCTCTAATTCCGTATGGGGAGAAGAGGGAGACCTTTGGACGCACGTTTTATATTTCATTAGGAAGATTCTTTGAACTAACTGCACGTGAACGTGCAGGTTTAGAAGGAGGGCCTACTACAATTGCTGCAGAAGCCTCCTCTTCTTTGCCCTCTCCCTCATCACTTCCCTTGTCCTCTTCCTCTTCCTCTTCCTCTTCCTCTTCCTCTTCCTCTTCCTCACTTCCCTTGTCCTCTTCCTCTTCCTCTTCCTCTTCCTCTTTACCACTTCCCTCTTCCTCTTTACCACTTCCCTCATCCTCTTTGCCTTCAGGTTCCTGATTTTCAATGGCTAGAACACTTGTTGCAGCTGCTGTTGCAGCGGTTGCAGCTTCTTCCGTCAGAACCTTGCGAATAAAGAGACCATTGACAAGGATATAGGGATCATTGATTTGAAAGAGCGACTTCTTAAGTTCTACCTCCACCGTATCATCAATATCAATCTCTTCAAACTCTTCATTTCCCAAGTGAAGGTCTCGAGGAACCTGAATACGTAGAGCATTCTTATAGGTTACATAGAGGCCCATCTTGTTTTTGCGAAGAACTTTGCCAATGACTTTCACACCATCAGCAGGATAATAAACCTTCCCCTGTGCCTTTACGTAATAGACAGCATCCCCCGTAAATCGTCCTGGCTCAAAGTATCCTGTTGAGCGACTAATTAATTCAAGAGAATTAGGAATAACAAATCCATGCTCAGAACACTTATTTTCGATTTTTTCACGAAGCTTCTCTAGGAGAAGCGCTTTAATTGTCATATCCTTTCCAATCTTATTCAGATTCTTAGGAGTTAAGCTTACCTTCTTTTCAAAGAATGCAACGGACTCCATTCTTTTAGATACGTATCTATTGTTTAGGTGGATATTATCAAATTTACTCGTTCTCCCTTTTGCTTCTGCGAAGGGTCTTTTTTAAAGACTTGGGAGGAGGTTCATCGTCCGAAGATACAACAGCTTTAGCGGATTTAGACTTTGATTTAGCAGGGGGTTCCTCCTCATCAGAAGAAACAGCAGTCTTTGCCGACTTCTTAGAGGATTTCTTAGGAGGTTCCTCCTCATCAGAAGAAACAGCTGTCTTTGCCAACTTCTTAGAGGATTTCTTAGGGGGTTCCTCATCAGACTCAATCGCTGTCTTTGCCGATTTCTTTGCAGACTTCTTAGGGGGTTCCTCCTCATCAGAAGAAGCAGCTGTCTTGGTTGACTTCTTTGCAGACTTCTTAGGCTTATCCTCCTCAGAGGACACCTCTTCATCCACTTTTGCTTTTGCTTTTCCTTTTGCTTTTGCTTTTGTAGCAGTTGCCTTTACCCTCTTAAATCGCCCTGAATATCCAATAAGCCGTGCAAAGACAGGGCGAAAGAACCAACGCTGTCCACTAACCTCCGATAGTTCCATATAGCGTAGAACAAGTTCTAATAGAGTGCAGCCCCGAACTGCATTTTCAATAAGACGCTCTCCCACTAGAATAACATCAGAGCGTAAGTCTAAATCAGGAAGCCCTGCCTTCTCTAAAACACGCCCTAATTTAAGCAGAATTTTATGCTTCTGGTCAATATTACTATTCAAGCCACATTCAACTCCTCCCAACTTGATTTTTGTCTGTGGAATAAATGCAGGATTTATGCGAAATACCAATTGACCATCTTTAGAGGAGAGAAATCCATAATAAGAGCCGGTGGCATAGGGCGCTTTCTGGCGTGAAAACAGTCCAGGAATGGGCTCCTCTTCATCTTTGACAATGTTTGAAATGGCCGCAGAACAGGGTGTTCCTTTGCATATATATTCAACAGTTGCATTTCCTGCATTATATAAACGAATAACATCGTAGCCACTTACACTTACTTCTGAATCTTTGACCATATCATATGCCTTATTTGCATCCGAAGTAAGTAGTTCTAACTGCTGGTCCATTGTAAACCAATTATCCCATATAAATTGAAGAAGTGCTTTGCGAAAGACTCGGCGACTCCCTCCTGTCTCTAACACCGATTCGTGAAACCATGCAATTGTTTGCATAATATATTTATACTTCTGAATAGCGGCTGGGTCTTGATTGGCTATACGCTGTGTTAAATCATGAATAACAGCAGGAATGTCTTTTGGAACACCTTCTTCAGAATCAATGTCCTTTAGCATATCCGCCCATTCAACAATACCATTCCATGTTTCTACTAAAGTAAAACGGGCCGCTTCAGGAGCCGATGCTGATACGGATGCTGATTCTTCAAATGCACGAGGCTCAGGTTCAAAGTGGTCTCGTCGCACAGGAAATTGGGCTGAGCGAACTGCCAATGGAATATGAAGATCCATATAGACATTCGGCTGAAAGACATAATACCCATTACAGAACTTAATATATCCTGGAATCCCTTTGTGTGAAACCTGAAAGGCCTTGTTGTCAATAATATTGGAAAAGAGATCCGCTCGAGCAGCAACTGGAATATCACCAAATCGCTGCTCCCACAAGTCCTCAAAGGCATAGAAGGGCTGCTCTGTAAAGGCCTCTCGAAAGAGCTGTTTTAATTCGGATTCACGCCACTTGGCCGCATACTCACTATACGTACTATCATCGGCGTCTGGTATGTTAATCTTTATCTGAGGCTTACAGTCATATAAACAGCTATCATTCCAGTCGCAAATGGCTGTAAAGGGCTTATCATTAATATCCACATCTTTCCGTTCATGACCTTTGCTATCAACCTGTGTAATGTCCTCTTGATTGGCAATAATAATGGCATCATGATTCAGATTGCAGTCAATCGCATGAATTTTTAGAGCCCTTGAAACATTGCCAACTTGAACGGCCTTTCGAAAGGCTGAGCGATAACTGAAGAGGTCGCCCGTTTCTCGGTCCTGGTCCTCAGGGAAGACTGCTGCATACATATAGATGGTGGTATTCCGCTTCTCCTTGGAAAGGGCCGAATGACTACAGAAGCGAATGGCGCGACCGATTACCTGCTCTGTGCGATTCAAGTGATACCAGCTGTCCAACATATGAACCTCACGAATATAGCGCAAGTCTACGCCTTCTCCTGCGATCTGTGAGCCAATAATAACCTTCATCAGTGATCCATCCTCATTCCCTTTTTGTCGTTCCAAGTCGATGGTGGCCTTGTTATGGGGGGTAAGTTCTACATCTCCTGATAAGAATCCATAGAGAGCAGGAATAAACTCATGTTTGGCTCCTGAGTGTTCTTTCTCTTTTCGGACACATTTGGCGCATTGACGCCCTCCCTCGGCCTGAATACCATCCCCTAGAAGTCCCATTTCACGATTAGCGGCCGTGTAGCCATTGGCCTCGAGGGCTAAGGCGAGAGGCAAGGCGCCTAATGCTACCGTGCGCATATAGACAAAGGCCACCCCCTTGCACGAAGCCAGTTGGTCCAAGAGAAATGCAAATTTGGGAGCATAGCGACCAATGTTATCTCTGGCCAACCAACTTGCACCCCTTTTCGTCTTACTGGTATAGGTAATTTCAGGACCCTTACTCTTCTTAAAGAGATTATTTAGGCCATCTCTGCCTAAACGCATGGCCACGGTATCCGAGCGGCTAACCGCAGGAGGAATAAAATTACCCGCCTGAATAATCCTTCCTATCTGAAGCCCAATACCCTGTTCACCCTCTTCCAAGGCCTCTGTTAACTCGAGGGACGCCTCCAAGGAATCCCCTTCCAATTCAATTGTCACAATGGGCAAATTGTCTTTAAAGGCCAGTTCCTCTTCAGGAATGGCCTCTGTTCCACGAGGATTGAGACTCGGATAGGTCCAGTCTTTCAGAAGAGGAATGTCCTCTGACTCGGGATAGATACGAATGGGGAAGCTATTTGGATTTTCACCACGCATAAAACTAACATAGCGACTTGCAATGGCCCCTAGCTCCTTCATTCCCTCCGAATGGATGCGACCACTGGGTCGAAATATCATATCCTCCGTTATCTCGGCCTTCTTGTCGTTTAATAACAATAAATTCAATATAGATATGATTTCACGATAGTTGTTATACATAGGCGTGGCAGTCAATAAGACAAGTTTAAGTCCCTGGGCATATTTTAGGACTTTTCGCAACCATTTGGTCATATACTTTCCGTTTTTCATGTCATCTTTCTTGGCCTCTTTTTTCTCCTCGGTTGCATCCTGATCCTCTACACCCATCTCATCACGAACATTATGGGCCTCGTCAATAATCAGCAGTTTTCCACTAAATTTCTTGGATAGAATGCGGCGCTCCTCCTGTTCTCTCTCTTCGTCTTCGAGGTCTTCATCCATATTCTCCAAGAGGGATTCTACATCCTTCGCAAATGATACATACCCACGAATCTTATAGCGTTGTTTAATAGCAGATCGGACTTTTCGTTCTACTGTCTTTGGATCCTTGACAAAGGTAGTTCCCGTTAGGTCCAAATAGGAGTCGCCGGTGCATCCAATAACAGTATTGGGATCGGAGGGTCCTGCGCCAATAGTGAGCTTCGTGGGATCAAAAATAGTTCGATAGAACCCCTCTTGAATTGTAGGGGGGGCCACCAGAAAGACTTGATCTTTCGGATAGGCGCCGAGCCAGGCCTCTGCAATTTGGACAGCCGCGCAGGTTTTTCCTACACCCACACCATGATACAGGAGGGCTGACATATAGGGGCTCCGAGGACTCATGAGATTTGCTGCAAATCGCTGCACAGGGGTTACTTCGAACGTATTAACATCTCCACACGGGTCATTCCCAGGATCCCATGTAGGCTGCTGTGATTCTGCAAACTCTCGCTTAGCCAAAAGCTTCTGAAGAAAGAGGGGATCCTGATTGGATGGATAGGCCCCTGTATCATCTTCCCACTGTTTAATAAATGTGTCCGGAAATAGGCCCTTTTTCTTCATTGCCTTGAGAATAGCCTTGCGATTTGCAAAGTCTATTTCAGTGTCCCACTCATTTAAGAGCTCTGCATCAGGCATTGCTTGATACTTCGACATGATCCCCTACTGTTCCGATTAAATTTTAATTGGAATAAAGTGCTCCAGAGCTATATGAGCTTTTTGTAGAATACGTTGCTTTTCTTTATCATGAACTCGTATTTTTTGAAGAGCCTTGTCCAAGGTAAACCAGCCGATGTTTCCTATTTCACGATGCATATGGGGATTGGAAGGGTCCATGGCAACTTGGGTAGAAGACGGACAGAGGGCCAAGTAGTATTTATGACAATACTGAATGTTATTACTGCCTCGAAACGATTCCACTAAGGGCTCCACATTCTGTAGAATGTGAAAATGGCTTTCTTTCAGATTGGTCTCTTCTTTGAATTCACGGACTGCTCCTTGTAGATCTGTTTCATTGGGATTTCGGCGACCCTTGGGAAGACCCCATTCGGGCTCTATCCATGTACTTGGATGGGCTGATAAGAGAGTGCTCAAATCTCCGAGCTGTTTGTATTTGCGAAAGCTATTCTCAAAATCTGTTTTATGGGTGTCGGCCGCAGAGCCCCAGACGTTGAGCCAGAGCTTTTCAAAGGGCAGAGTTAGCAATTTGGTATGTTCGGCTTGTGTCATATGTTCAAAGAGTGTATGGAGATAATCACGGTCCATAGTGGAGTACTTGCCCCTTACAAACTCAATAAAGGAGAGGGAGTCCCGACGACAAATGAGTAGGAACTCCACAGGTTGTCGCCCTGGAATAAGTTGTTGGGCAGAGGAAACAAGTGTTGTCTGTAAAGATGGATTGGCGGACACATCCGTAAATCGCATGGCAATGATGCCATAGCTTGTAATAGGCAGACTACAGTCTCTAAAGAAATGGCCTTCTATACCACAGTTTGAACAATAAACGGGTCGTGCATCATGATACCGTTTATACGACATCCCTTAGCATTCAAGAGTGGCCTATCTTTAGATTTGCCATCTGAGTTTATACTGAATAGTATAATTTACCATTACCACAGTAGGGATGCAGTTTAGTCCTAGCGTCTGGGGACCCTTTTTTTGGCATACAATTCATATTGCGGCTCTTGGCTATCCGCCCAAACCCACCTATACGGATAAGAAGGCAGCGAAGGAGTTCTTTGAGTCTTTGCAGTGGATGTTGCCCTGTGGAATCTGCCGAGACCACTATTCAAAACATATTGTGGCGAATCCTATTGCTACCTTCTTAGATAAGAGAGCGGACCTGTTTCGCTGGACGATTGACATCCACAATGAGGTCAATAAGTCGCTCAAGAAACCCACCTGGACGGAGCAAGAAGTTCTTGCCTACTATAATCGCTTAGGAAAACGGGACCGTTCACCCGTCTGGACCAAGGAGGATATGAAGGAGATTGACTTGCAGAGTTTTGTTAGAGGCTTGGCCTTTGGCTCCATTGGAATTGGCTCGATTGCGGGAACAATCTGGCTCTTAAATAAGCTCAATTATATATAACTAAGCTTAAAATTATACTACACCTTACAGTAGTGTTATGAATCGCTACCGGTATAAAATTCATGACAAAGTATATGATTTAACAGAATTTGTCAAGATTCACCCTGGAGGGCAGGAGATGTTTAAAAGTTTAAAACCCGATACAAACATAACGACTCTCCTCTATTCGTATCATAAGAATCCAAAACTGCTTCTAGAACTCCTCCCCCCCTATGAAATCACAGATGCTGCCATTATTCAGTACGATACACCTCAAACATACGATACCTATTGTGAACTAAAAGACATGGTGGTTCGCACAATGAAAGAGAAGGGAATCCCCTTCTATTGGTCTTCGCAAGAAATAGCATATAATGCAGCCCTTATGGGCCTGTACATAGGACTTTGGATCTATTGTTTAGTCCATGGCTCAAACCTATCCTATGGATGGATACCCCTCCTTGTCTGTATTAAATTAGGGTATGGAGCACTCGTCTTTCATGAAACCGCTCATTATACTGGATTCAAGAATCAGACACTCAATGCCTATGTATCCCGTTTTATCATGTCGCCTATGATAAATACAGCCGTTTGGAAATACGACCATAATTATTTACATCATAGTTTTACAAATACACCGTTCGATGGAGACTTTGAAGCAAATCAACTCATTATTCGACAATCCTCAAATCAACCCCACTATGTCTATCATCGTTTACAATACCTCTATGTGCATCTTGTCTATCTAGGAGCATCCTTTGTCAAGGGCCCCTTTGTAGCAATTCTTCATCAGCGATGGAATATACTCTTGTTTTTAGGAATTGTCTATCAACTGGGTCTTGTGCATACGTCGATTCTCTATGGACTCTCGGGTCTCCTCTTTGCATCAATCGCCCAGTTGTCCCATATTCAACAAGCCTGTATTGAAGATTCAGCACTAAAACAGGATTTTTTGTATAATCAGGTGTCCAGTTCTATGAACTGGAAAACAGAGGATCCCTTTACGCGCTTCCTGTGTTTTGGCCTCGATATACAAATAGAACATCATCTCTTTCCAAATATTCCACACTCCTCGCTCAGGCAGGTGCAGCCCCTTGTTCGTGCCTTTTGTCTACAGAAGGGAATTCCCTATCTAGAGAATCCGAGTGTATTTACGAATCTGGGGTCCTACGTGCAGTATCTGTATAGAATGGGAAATCCTAGTTAATTACGTTTTAAGGTTTTCCGACGACGGGTTTTACGGGGTTTCTTGGATCTGCGACGTTTGCCACCATCATGAACGTTATCTGTGGTAATTGAACCCTTAACAATTATATATTTTTCAAAAGTTTCATCATTTATCGATAGATAACCATAACTTGTATTCCAATCTATTGCACCATCTTTCTTATCTACGAAGATAGTATAAGGGGTACCGACACGTAATGTATACATATACGTTTTTTTTATATTTGGTTTCATTGGGTCTGGATGATCATATACGGTTATATCAATTGATTTTGTAGTTGTAGCGTCTAGAAAGGGGTCAATTTCCCTTACCATACCTGAAATAGTAATTTCTGTCTTTAAAGGAGACGTGATATTTAAATCCATTTTTGGTATTTTAACAGTTGGAGTTTCTGGATTTACCAGCCTCTTGTCGGAGTCAATACCATATATTTTTAAGTTTAGTTCATTGGGCAATAATGCATGTATTGTTTTTATATCAATACTCTCTGACATCTCTATTCTCTCCACAGAAAGTAAGGATGGCCCAAACAAGAAGAGCCAAAAGAATAAAAACACTTGTTCTCAAACCTCTGATGACCGACAAAGAGATGGAGGCGAAAGAAGGAACCTATTTTGACGGGATTTGCACCACGCGTGGTGCAAATAACTTTGGATATCGCTTAGCGACATCCAATGGGAAAGGATATCAGATAATCGATTCAGACGCGGACGTCTATGGCCTGGTGGACGGCAAGAAACAGCTCTTGGCCAAGTTTCGTAAAAATGTCTTTCCCAAACCAGTTACAGAACTCGGTTGGAACTCCTTCTATCGTGCTGCAGCGGCCTCCAGGTCTAGGGGAGCCGCAGCCGGGCCCATTCAGGCCAAATCAAAATACTGGAAAACACGGAAACTTGTGGAAACCAATGGCTGGTGGGCGAAATACAGGTCAGGTGGCAAGACAAGCAAGATGCGCGTAAACAATCCAGTGTTCTCTTCCGTAGTCGGCTACTTTGAGGCCACCCCCTTCATGAAACTTCCTTGTCGCTTAACGACCTATACGCAGAACTTCTTCAAGGACTACAAACAGGGTTTGCCCTTCATTGAAGCCATTGACAAAGAGTTCAAACATCTCGTTCCCCAGGCCCATGCAAAACAGCATAAGAGAATCCATGGAACACCGACCTATCAAATCAATGATACTGCCTTTTCGTCGGTCACCATAAATCGCAATTTTCGAACGGCCCTCCATAAGGATGCAGGGGATTTCAAGGACGGATATGGAAATCTGACGGTCTTGGAGCGAGGCAAGTACCACGGTGGGGAAACGCTGTTTCCCCAGTTTGGTGTGGGATTTAATCTAAGGACGGGCGATTTCATTGCCATGGACGTGCACCAGTGGCACTGCAATACGGCACTCTACGAGACCCAAGAGGACAAAGCCTTTAACCGGACCTTAGATCCTATTAAATACTATAAGACAAAGACGGGAACCCATGGGTCCGAGCACCCCTTTACCCGCATCTCCTTTGTGTGTTATGTGAGGGAGGACTTAAAGGAATGCGATTCATCGAAGACGAAGGCGTATTACAAACGAATAGGGTTTACTGATGATTCGTAATTACCAGTAGCAACCACCTTCTATCATAGTATTTCCAATGATTGTTTCTTTTTCACAGGGTCGAGTCCAGAGAGAGTCAGAACGCTCAGATTCTCGTTTAATAATGGGATGTGTTAGCCATCGCTTTCCGTTCACTCCAAACAGTAGTTGAAGACCTCCGCCTATATAGATAGCGGACTTCTTCAATGTTCCATGAATAAACGAACACAATGGGATTCCATATCCTCCACATCCTAGTAGGGCAACATCAAAGTCAAGTGCCTGAATCTCCTTGCACATGATACTAAATGTTTCAAACCAGTTCTTATGAATTCGGTTATTTGCAAGTGTATTATAGGCCTTATAATATATAAGTTCTTGCCCTGGCAGAAATACAGACTGATCCTTAAAAAAACTGAATCCCCGTTTCATTTGGGCCTGAAATGTCTCCACAAAGGGATGAATAATGAGCACTTTCTTTCCTAGAAGACTATGAGTCCAGGGTCGTATATGGGCCTCTACCAGATAAAAGGGTTCTAAGATTCTATAATCTAATCCTTTCGTTGCACCCTTGTATTGTAAATACGCATTCTGCTCTGCAGAATACAATCCATCAAAACAACTAATATAGGTTGAGTTCTGAATTCCCTTATTATAGAGCCGAGTATAGAGTTCGACATCACTGGCTGAATTGCAATAGATTCCATCATGAGTCTGCATAAGACTGATTCGTTGAACAGGAGGAGTACTATTCATTCGATACGCGAGAGATACTTTACTAATATTATCACTGATACGACTAATACTAAATGGTTCCGACTTCTGTATACATTCGAGTATACGATTATTTGAATCTTCTAAGGTATACAGGCTTGTCATTTTAGTAGAATGTGGTTTGTTGGCTTTAGATTAGGCAGTTACTTATATTCTTATTTCTAGGCAGAGGAAGTCATGGATCGCTTCGGTATGATGAATTCAATTTCAATGCCAAATGCATATACGGCATCAAGTCTTGATATTTTTGACACAAATACTATGACCTGGAATGCAATTATTGGATATACCGTTGTTATTGTACTTATTGTTCTTGTCCTTCTTGTATTTATACATTATACCATTACTCCTATTTTTAAACTCATGCCTGGAATGCCAGGATTTATATCGGTCCCATTTGCAAATCCAAGTCAGAGCTTCTGGAAGCCAGATACAAAGCCCTATACTGTCGAGGATCTTTTAAATACAAAAGTGAATTATATGGCAGGTGGATGGGCCATGTCGCTTGATATATGCATTATGGATATAAGCAAATCATCTAGAGATTTTCGTCTTATTTTTAATAGAGGCGGTTCTACACCACCAAATCCACAACATGATGGATCTATTACATCCGTCATAATAGGGTATAATATTGTCATAGGGCTCCTTAAAGATACAAATGATCTAATTGTATCCATGAGGAATGATAAGGGAAATCCTGAAAATATCATAATTACAAATGTTCCAACAAATGCCCCATTTCGTGTCGGTGTAAATATAATGGACAGTGCATTTGAAGTCTATATGAATGGAAAACTTGCCAAAATACGTACAATGGCCTCCGCAATTCCTTCAATTAGTTCAGCTGCAAGTTCAACACCCCCCAAATTTCAGGGCCCTGGGCAATTTAATAAGAGTGCGGTTGTAGCCTCGTCTGACCTAACCAAAATGGCGCGTGTAGGAAATCTTATCCTGTGGCCTCAAGAGGTTCTGCCATCTGTTATGAAAGAGGCACTACCGGCTCTAATGCCGTTAATCCCAGCTATGGATTCTGTTGCAATGGGATCTCTCTGTGGCTCTTCTAGTAGCTCTTCTAGTAGCTCTACATTTAGTTCACTTACAAGTGGACTCTCGGGATTAGCAACAGGTGGACAGGCTTCTTTATTAAAAGCACAACAGACTGCCCAAGGACAGGGTGTTCAGAATGCGTTATCTACACTGCAAACAGATAATACAACTGCTGCTATTACAAACAATGCAAATTCAGTCTTGAATAATTTTCTATAATTCTGTTCTTAACAGTAGGGGATGAGTTCGTATCTCAGTATGTCAAATAGTATGTTTAGTGGAACCGGTTCTTATTTAAGTTCTATTGGATTCACAGATTCAGTAGAATCCAGTTATCTATTCTGGCCCCTACTTGTATTTGTAATAATGATTATTATATTTATCATTATAATGATTGCATATAGGGCGCCACCTATTAATGATTATATGCCAACGATGGTTTCCTTAGCAGAGGCAACGTATCCAATTTCGTCTAATGAGGCACATAAGCTTCTTTTATCAGGCCCTGGTTCTACCTTAGCAGGACTCTTTAATGTTACCATTGGGGATCGCACAAATCAGTTAGCAACCTCCAATACCAATAATTTTACAACACTTTTTGGTATGTTTGGCTCTATTGAATTTCAAATTGCTCCTGCCAATATTTCTACGACAGATAGCACTGCGAGACTTTTAATTAAAACGGCAGTGACTGAGAGTCATTCAAATGGAACAGAAGTAGTTCCACTTCCACCCCTACCGGCTCAGAAATGGATTTTTATTGGAATTCTACGTGATGGAAGACGCTATGATGTTTTGTATAATGATAAAATTGTTGCAAGTCATCGGCTTGATGCATTTCCAGATATGTCTATACAAAATCAACTCCAAGTGGGCGCAAATCCACCTACAGGAACTCAATCTCCGAGCCGTTTTCTAGGCAATGCAATTCATTTAATTGCACTTCCCTATCGTATGAATCCAAAGGATCTGGCTACTCTACGAGCTCAATATGTGGATACAACAGGCGGACCTCCTGCTCCCTTGCCCTTTCCATTTCCAATTAATCTTCCTACCTTACAAAGTCTCTGTATTCCCGGTCTCCCTTGCACACCTGTTAACAAACCACCCCCCAATCGACTTCAGGCATGGAGTAGTCCTTATGCATAATTTTATTTGTAATGATATGACAGAGAATTATGGCAGACTCCACGTCCTCTTCTACAGGGACTATGGTTATACAGGGTGTACTTGCAATTCTAGGATTAGTAGGTTTGTATTATTTATACAAATATCTCTTTTCATCTGATGTTCCATCTGCTATACTTTTGTCTGGTAAACAAGATGCATCCAAACAAACTTCAGTAATATCATTTACTAAAAATGAATTGCCCCCTCTCTACACAGGAGGAGAATTTGCAGTCTCTACTTGGATTCAAATTCAAAAATTGGAGGGTAATAATAAATCTATTCTTCGTATTTCATGCAATGATGAGTATGATGCTCTTCGTATGTATTTATCTGGCACTTCTGCACAACTGATGGTTCGTTTTACTACAGATACTGCAAGTAATAAATTAACTGTAAATGATGGGATGTTAAAAGATACAAATTCTGTAAATTTTGTGAATTCTACAACAAATTCGGCAGGTGTTGCAACACAACAATTATTTACTACATTGACAGGCTCCCAAACAGGGGTTGTTCCCAATAGTTGTGATGTTATTGAAATTGATATGCAGCGATGGATTCATATTGTTGTATCTGTAAATGGTATGTCAGGTGATGTGTATATGGATGGAAAGCTTGTCAGATCTTGTGTTCTTCCCAATTATGTTCTATTTAATAAACCTACGGTCTATCTCTTTGATAATGGAAATAAGGAACCTGTAAGTCAAGGCTTCGGCGGCTATATCTCTACGACGCAAATGTTTGGATCAGCCTTGAGCCCTGATATTGTGTATCAGATGTACATGGCAGGACCAGAACCTATTACAAATTTCTGGCAATACATAACAGCATTTATGAATCCTAGCTCTGCATACTAGATGGACTGCATAATTTCATTCTTACTGATAGAGTGAAATGAGCGACTCCTTTGGTGGATCTCAATATGTTATCGAAGGTATTATAGGTCTTGCTGCGGCGGCTGTCTTATATTTGGCATTAGGCTCTTTTAGACTTCTTATGAACTATATTAATCGGTTAGAGGCAAATCGTGTAGATATACTTCCTATTACGTATCTAATGAATGGTGGACGCAAACAGGTTGTTCAGAATCCAAATGATCCAGATAATGCAAGGACGATTACTCCGTCCAATAATGAAACAACAGGCATTGAATTTAGTTATAGTTTCTTTCTGAATATTCCTCAACAGGCATTTGATAACACAACTGCTGGGCTTATGCATATCTTTCACAAGGGCAGTCCGGGTCAATATCCACTCTTAGGCCCCGGTGTCTATATGCATAAAAATATCAATACACTCCGTGTCTATATGAGTTCTTATGATACCTGGAATAATTATGTAGAAGTTCCCAATTTTCCAATTAGTAAATGGGTTCATGTGGCTATTGTATGCCGCTCAATGCATTTAGAAATCTATATAAATGGAAATATTAGTAGCCGATTAGGATTTAATATCTCTGCCCCTTATCAAAATTATGGAGATGTATATGCATTTTCAAATGCAAAACCTACTGTTCCTGATTCAACGATTCCCAGTCTAGAAGGTGATATATCATTTCAAATTAAGGGCGTATGCCAGGGGCTTTTGAGCCGTCTTGCCTATTTCAATTATGCATTGAGCTATTCTGAAATCAACTCATTAATAAATCAGGGCCCCTCTAAAACAATGGATAATGCACAAAGTGGAAATACAACGAATTATTTAACAGATAATTGGTGGACGGCTGATTTTAGTCAATAGAGAGTTCTTACTTAATCCATTTAAAATCGAATTATACAAATCCATAATTTGATTTTAAACAACCTAACAATATAATACTATTGCAAAATTAGCTATGCCAGGAGGTGGTCTCTTTGTCCTCGTAGCCTACGGAGCACAAAATGTGCTTTTGAGCGGCAATCCAGACTTTACGTATTTTTATAAGTCCTATAAAAAATACACACATTTTTCTGAAGAATCTGTTACGCAACCCATGGATGGTGTTCAAGAACTCTCTATTGATCAGCCCATCCAGGTTCGACTAAAAGTGCAGCGTGTAGCCGATCTTGTCCGTGATATGTATCTTGTCGTAGATATTCCAGATATCTACTGTAAATGGTTGGATCTGAATGATCCCAAGGTAGGACGGCAGTCCCAACTGAATTTTAACTGGACACGCTATCTGGGCTGTCAGCTCATTCAACAAATTGGGTTCTATATTGGTGGCCAAAAAATTCAGGAGTTTGATGGAACCTATATGATTGCGAAGGCACAATCTGATCTTAAAAATACGGAATTTGAGAAGTGGCGACGTTTAGTGGGAGATGTTCCTGAATTCTATGATCCTGCAGCAGGTCTGTATGCAGGGGGATCAGCAGGTGCAGGGTATCCTCTTGTCTATCCTGATGCACCCGGTGGAAATATTAATCGCCCCTCTATCTTTGGCCGTGAACTTATGATCCCCCTTCCCTTCTGGTTTACCGAAGCCACTTTCAATGCGCTTCCCCTCCTTTCAATGCAGTATCAAGAGTGCGAAGTGCAGATAATTTTTAATCCCATTAATCAACTCTATCAGGTGCTCGATGCCAGTGGCCAAACAGTTGCCCCCGGCTTTCAACAAGTTCCGCCTCTTCCTACGGAGCCCACCAATCCAGGATACATCCAATCCAATTCTCCGTGTGATGGGATTGGCCTTTTTTTGACGGATTGGACCGTTACACCACCCTTAATTCCTACCTGGCCACTCAATCCTCGTATTCAATCCACCTACATTTATTTAACGGATGAAGAGCGCACCAAATTTGCCGCAACACCCCTTCAGTATGTAGTTCGACAGATAACCACCTATACATTTAATGGGCTTCTGGGTCGGCAATTTGCTGAGTTGCGCACTCACAATCCAATTAATCGGCTCTTTATTATTCCAAGCCGCAGTGATTCTCTCGCTTATCGCAATGATGTTGCAAACTGGACCAATTGGCCCCTAGCTACAAAAGCACCCTGGATTGCTCCTACCACGCAGTATCCGCCCTATGTTAACTTTGGAGAAGCAACAGGAAAACTTGTGCAGGTGGCGGGACAGCGACCCATCCTTCAAACGCTACGGCTTCTTGGAGACGGAAATGAACTGCAGGAGGAGAAGCCTATTCAGTATTATACGGATGTTGTTGCGTGGAAGTATCTAGAAGGGCGACCCGATCCTAATCTAATTGTGTATCCCTTTGGTCTTCGTTCACCTGGAACCCAACCCGATGGATCGCTTAATTCGAGTCGTGTGCGCCTTCTGCAAGTAGACTTGAATCCCTATCCATTACTTGCTACGACACAGTACTCTTATAATTTTACTATCTATGTTGAAAATATCAATTGGGTTGCCATTAGTAGTGGATTAGGTGGCCTCAAGTATGCATTATAATTATCAAATTAACTTTGAACGAAGAATGTAGAGTCATGAACATTGTGCAACCTTTTTTAGATGTAGGATATGATTACATAAAACAATTTAATCCAATGGATCCAGGCTTGTTTAAGTCATTAAATCCATTGAATTGGCACCCATTTACTAAACAAGAATCCTTTGAAGAGGATGAAGAGGATCCAGCAACAAATGAGGAAGATTCTGATATGATGAAAGGGGCCAATGAAGTTGCAGATACAAGCAAAACCATCTATGATATTATAATATCCATTATTATATCAATTATATATTATATTTTTATAATTAATCTAGCAAGTCTCGTGACAAATGATTTAATATTTACGCACTGGACGGTTCGATTATTTACCTTTTCATTTACATTATTTTTAATGTATTCTTCCCAATTTTTCATATATCCAATTGCAATCTATTATGTGGTCTATGCATTAAATAATGCCTATCTGAATTACAGAGATAAACCAGCCGTTTTTTTGCCTCTTTTACCAAAACATTATGCAACTCTTCCCATTATGACCTCCAGAGGAGGAACCTATGATTTCTTAAATCCATTCAGCTATTTTCGTCAAGGAGAAGATATGACAGATCCTAAATACTACTTTTATAAGACAGATGAGGAACTCTTTAAAGCAAATGCTACTTCTGTCATTCCTAATTTTTATGAGCTGCGAAAGAAAAGCATGTTTAAGTTTAACGAGTTAATTAAGAAATTTAATACATTTATATATGAAATAAATAAGTCCTATATTGTAAAACCTGGAGATATAAAGCCTGGACCAAAATCCACTCCTGATACAGAAAAGGAACAAATTGAACAACAGATTATAGGAGCCATTTTACAATCAGTGGGCCCTGACAAATCAAAAGAATATGTTGTAAAACAGTTTGGACCAACTGGAATGGCTGTGCCAAGTGGTCCAACAGGAGCAACAGGAACAACAGCAACAAAAGGAGCATCTGTCTAACCTAAACCTTTCAAAGTATATACTCATAGGATGAAGCCATTTGTATCTGTCTTAACACCTACTTATAATCGCCGCAAGTTTATACCTGCTGCGATTGCAATGTATAAGGCACAAGGATATCCAAAGGATCGCATGGAGTGGGTTATTATTGATGATGGAACAGATAAGGTAGGCGACCTCTTTGCAGAGGCTGCCAAGACAATTCCTAATATTAAGTATATTCCTCTGACAGAGAAACTCCTCATTGGCCAGAAACGTAATATGCTGAATGATTCGGCGAAAGGCGATATTCTGATTGCAATGGACGATGATGACTATTACCCTCCTGAGCGTGTAAGTCATGTAGTCCTCAAGTTTCAGCAACAGCCTCATATACAACTTGCTGGGTCTTCCGAGATGTATCTGTATTTTAGGACAGATGGAAAGATTATCAAGGCAGGACCCTATAATCCAAATCACTGTACCAATGGAACCATGGCCTATCGGCGGTCCTATATGCTTAGCCATCGCTATGATGAGAAGCAGACCCATGCAGAAGAAAAGTCTTTCTTAGATGATTATAAGAATCCTATGATTCAACTCGACCCTTTTAAGTGTATTCTTGTTATGTGCCATTCTGATAATACATTTGATAAGAATAATTTACGCGATTCAAATAATCCGATGTTGAAAGACACCTTTATGAACCTCAAGACCTTTATCAAGGACAAGTCTCTCCGAGATTTCTTTGCAACTTGCTAAATGCATCTAAAGGGCTTTCCTTAGTAGAACGGTATGGACACACGTCTTTCCCTACATCATGTTAGAATAGAACTCTTTCCACATCAGATCCAAATGATACAGGCCATGCAACGTCATAAACGGCGAATGACAGAAGGGTTTGAACATCAAAATGAACAGATTCATGGACGGATAGGGATTGTGGCGGATCCACCAGGATCAGGAAAAACAATAGTTGTTCTAGGATTTCTAGGATTGCCAGATGTTGCTTATCCTACACATGGACTCCTGAATTCACATTCAAATCGTAATTTTGTCTCCTATGAACAAATTGTGAGACAGGATAGCTCTGCTATCAATGTAGTCATTGTACCAACGCATCTTCTACATCAATGGCAAAAAGAGACGGAGAAAACTACACTAAAACCTCTTATCATATCGAATAGGCGCCTTCTCCGAAATGCATCCACCCTTTCTGCTTTACAGCAAAGTGATTTTATTTTAACAACGAACAGGGTGTGGAAGGATGTCTATCAGTATACGCAGCAACATGTGATTCACTGGAAGAATCTATTTATTGATGAGGCAACAAGTATCTATTTGAGTCCTCAAGATGGTATTCCTGTATTTGAATTCCTGTGGTTAATAACATCTAATTGGCAATCATTGCAACATCGAAATCAGCATTTGCATATAGATAATAATTGGTTTTACTGCACAACGGAATCGAGCTCTTTCTATCGAAATCTCATTCCCTGGACACACCCTCTTCGTCATACCCTGGTCTTACGATCAGAAGAGCCTATTCCCTATCCGTCGCTTGTTCAAGTAGATATAAAGTGTCGTCAACCCTATACACTTCTAAATCTTCCAACTACTCTTCTTGGAACAAATTACGAGGGTCTTGTGCCTCATAAAATGCCGCGTGTATTTAATGCGCTTGGCATGGGCTCCTATACAATAGAGTCTATTAAACAGTTATTTGGTCGCTCGGAGCTTATTGATGCAAAGGCAAACGATGATTGCTCTATCTGTTTAGAGGAGCCCCAGCACAGTGTCATTCTGCCCTGTTGTATGCACCGTTTCTGCGGATCTTGTATTTTACGTCAACTCATTATGAGTGGCCAGTGCCCCTTATGTAGAATTCCTCTGACCCTCTCTGATCTGCACCCTCTTCGTCTAGATAGTTCTCAGAACGAAATTCTTATGACAAAACAGGATACCTGTTTTCAGTATATTCAACAGAATCAGGAAAAGGGTCCCTTTTTGATATATACTACTTACGAGAATACCTATTATCAGCTACAGTCAAAGTTTGAGGCAATAGGTCTACCATGCAATCTTCTGGAATTAAATTCGCAACATTCTACAAAAATGATTGCGAATTTTAATAATGGCTTAACAAAAATTCTATTTATAACGAATATGGATGCTATACGAGGACTTAGCCTTTCAAAGGCAACACATTTAATTCTTTTTTACGCTGTGCCCTCTTACGAACGGGAACAGATACTGATTCATTCGATGCAACGCTTGGGATCAAAGGAACTGAAGACGGTGGTGCAGTTGTCGACGGCACTGGATGAATAGCGAGGCCCAGAGTGTCTTTTAGTTTACCCGTTTGATACGTTGCCCATTGGGCAATGCATCGAAAGGGAACCCGTTCTTCATTTGAGATGCGATTCATTTCCTTCCAGGAATTAAAGAGCGCTGATTGTTTTGTAAGGACCTGTGTATAGACCAGATCATTGAGTCCAGGAATCTGATCGGGTTTAGGATACTTTTGGAGAATGATATTGGGATATTTGAGTTTTAAATGATAGGAGAGGGGCAGTAAATTCCAACATTGATGGAAAAAGGCCCAGAAATCGGCTCGATCCGACCAGCGAATATATTCCAGAATTTGCTCATAGAGTTCAAAGGGGGCTTTCTGCAGATAGAGGGGTAGATTCTGATGAAACAGGAGACCTGCCAGATTCGCATCCTTTGTTTCAAGATCTAGTTCATCAGAGGCACCCCAGGCCTCAAAGAGTGTAAACCAGGCCGCTCGAATGGCAATATGAATATTTTTATCGAGGTCATCCTGTTTGTTCTGTTCATAGGCTTCGCGAGTTCCCTGACATAAGAGGCCTTGGCTGACCTTTCGGATATCTCCTAAATTATAGAGTGATTCAGAAATGGGCTGCTTGTAGAATTTGTCAAGGGCGGCCTTTTGTGGCATAACAACATGCCGAACAAGGCAGTGTTTCAGAAGTTGCTGCATAACGCGCCCCTCCATAACATTGCAAATAAGGAAGAGAGGGGCATCCTCCTTAAAAGAACGTTTTGATTTTAAATAGTCTAGAAGTTCTTGGAGCCCCCCCTTTTCTCCTTGCGATAGCCCATCCATTTCATCAAGAAGAATGGCGCGGCCATTCGGAGTAGAGGGATGAATGAGGGCTGAAATTCCTGGCTCCACCAAAAGTGGCAGAATCGTTTGACGAAAGGAACTCCCTGTCCGTGTATGGGAGGCATTGAACTCTTGAATCCAGTATTTTGCAATTTGACAAATCCGATAGACCATAGTGGTTTTGCCGATGCCTGGACTGCCAATTAATAGAAAAGCAGGATGGGAGCGACTTTTGAGCCATTGTAGCATAGCTTCTTCAATATCAGGATGAAGACATGCTGTTTCCTGTTCTTGATTGCTTGTTCGCATTCTAAGAAGGATACCGTTAGGATATTAGTATACCCACACTTTAGGTGGGTCTAACACTCACCTGACTTTCCAGATCCAGAAATAGTGGAACCATCTGGATTCATGCAGTTCTGACCATCAAATACACCATCCCATGTAAGACCCGCTGATTGGACTCGATCACATAGTTCTCGTAATGATTCATTTACGACTTGTATAGGAAAAAACCCTGTTTGATTATAACCTGTTGCATTGTTCCCTTTTGTGACTGCAGCGGTTGGAAGACCGGATGGCGTGGACGTATTTTTTTTGAATGTTCCAGTTCCCTTTATACTTACTCCAATTGTGTCAATGCAACCAGCCTGAATAATTGTTTTCCCATCAGACGACATTACCGGATAGTAAGTTAAGAAATCAGGACATGTATTAATAGCAGGAGGCCAGGGTGCCGTAGTTCCTGTATAAGGACCATTAGGTCCAAACCAGATCATACCATATACAAAAAATATATAGAGGGAAAGTGGAACAAAAATAGCAGCTAGTACTAGTTGTTTTGGTTCTGTGCGCATACAATACATGACTACACCAAATTCAATAACAAGTGCAATCATAATGTAGACAAAGAGTTTCATGTTAAAATTACCGAATACAGTTTGTGATGAATTGCCAGTTTTAATAGTTGCTGTGCTGGTTGTAATACCCATTCTCTATTAATGAATTTGCAAATAAACTAATAGTTAGTATTTAAAATACATACTATTAGTTCTTGTTGCTTTACTGAGATTAAGAACCGTAGCGAACCAAGCCCTGCGCCACACCCAGACCACGAGCACCCGTCTCGAAATAGAAGTTGCCGTAATCGCTGTCAATAAGGTTGTTTGCAGATACAGTTCCACTAACACCCTCATAACTGGGCTTCCAGACACCTGGTGTTCCAGCATTGGAAGAGGTCCAACCTGAGCCGCCGCCGTTTGTACTATTCGTGGTCGTAATATCGAGCCTGAGGAGCTGAACACGGCGGAATGTACGGCCCGAGCTTACAATGGTCTTGCCCATATCACGGAACAGACTGAGGGTTCCTGAAGGGTCCATTGCAAAGTTGGATGCAGGAATATTGGAACTTATGAAACGACCCGCGGCAGCACCCGATACATAGGTCGATGTAGAGGCGGCGGCATCTGCCTGGAAGACAGCAAGGGATAAACCACTCGTAGGAGCAGGGGGAAGAGGGATAAAAAACTGGGAATCGATAGAAATCTGCTTTAAGAAACGAGCAACAGATGACATTTGGTTCTATCTATACTCAAGAAAAATATTTATCAATAAGTGAAATCATTGATAAATAGTATGCCGTAGAAAATACGCCGGTAGGCCGAAGAGTTGCGCCTAGACCATTTAACAACCGTAGCGAACCAAGCCCTGGGCCACACCCAGACCCCGAGCGCCTGTCTCGAAGAAGAACACATTGTAGTCGGAACCGGTATTGACTGCCGTGGGGCCTCCCGTAATGCCCTCGGTCGACGGCTTCCAGACACCAGGTGTTCCATTATTGGAAGAGGTCCAGCCACTGCCACCGCCGTTTGTACTATTCGTGGTCGTAGCATCGAGGACGAGACGCTGAACAGCGCGGAATGTGCGACCCGAGCTGACAATCGTCTGGCCCATATCACGGAAGAGAGCAAGAGTGCCCGATAAATCAAAGACAGTCGAGGGAACGTTTGAGGACGTAAAATTACCCGCAGCGGCACCAGACACATAGGTTGACGTAGACGCAGCGGCATCATTGTTGAAGTAGAGAAGGTTCAGGCTAGCCGTTCCAGTAATACTAACGAAATACTGTCCATCACTGGAAATCTGTTTAGGACCGCGACTGAGGACGGATGACATTGTATATTCATACGTAAGAATAAAAAATTGGCCAGATTCAGAAATGGCGACTCAGCATCCGTCTGATTTTCAGCTCCCGTATACTGGATACGCATTAAATGGACAGAATGGCCGCATTAACTTTTCGACTTCAACGGGAGGTCCTGAGGGTGCCGGTGGAGCCTTCAATGTTCCAGGATTTGACTATGGTAAAAAAGCGGAGCCAAACTTTGTGGGCGATATGCTCCGGGGAAACATGACACCCTCCGAGGTGGCCATGGCCTTCTTTACGACCTGCAATGTGGAACTCATTCAAGAGTCTATCCGTAGAGAAGTCTACCAACGCTCAGGCCCTAAGAAGTATGTTATTGATGATCAAGATGTGGATGAGCTTAAAATGGTCATGAGAGCCATGTATTATCAATATGCAAAAAACAATACGTTTGATATTGCCGGTCAGGTCAAAGAACTTAATCGACTTGTGATTGATTGGTCTGCGCCTCGTATTTTGAGTGAAATTGACCATTATCACTATTATTTGAATGATATTAGCCATTTACCGGTGCCCCTTATGCAGCCGGTCTCTATGTCCTCTGCCGGTGCCAAGTCGCTGCCGTTTCAGCCCCTCATGTAGGTGGGGGACCTCTAGTCCCGCTTTGCGGGACTAGCCTCCCCCATACCCCCTGTTCACTTGTAGTTGTGTGAGTCTGGTTATGCCTCCCTCATACTCCCTGTTCCCTTGAATCTGGTATAGAATAGCTAGGCCTTGACTGCCACCGTTTTGCGTTTCACAACGGTAGTAGCCCTCTTCTTCTTCGGAACAGGGATTGCCGATCCCCCATCACCCTTCATCTCCTCCTCTCGCGCATCCTTGTAGGTGGTCCAAGCAGTTGCAAACTCGTCCAAATCCTTTAGCCACATGGTTGCCGGTGTAGCCTTCTCGAGTTCGGCCATGGCCTCCCTCTTGACCCTTACCTCCTCATCCAGCTCTGCAATGGCAGACTTCTTGACTCGGTCCATCGGAAGGCGCAGCACATACCGATATGACTCATAGGCATCCGGTTCCAAGGGATTGGACAAGGGCGGAATGCCACAGGTCTTGAGCATTGACACAATCTCCTCTTCCTCCTTGCGCATCAGCACGATCCGTCCGTCCAGCATGGCCTGGAGAAAGGCTCTCTTGGCCTCCAGTTCAGTGGCCTCCTTCCCTAGATGCTCTAGCTGCTTGAGTCGACGTTGCTCATAGAGCGGTAGCCTCTGCCCCACAAAGGCCTCTAGAATATCCCCGATTGTCTCGTATTTCTGCATAACAAAGTCTGCATCGAAGCAGTGCATATTCGTCGTCTTCCAATAGCTAAACAACTTGAAGTTCTTCTCAAAGACTTCCGGCTTCTCCATGGCATCGTCAAAGCCCTCTTCTGTCATGTAAAGAACGAACTTGATCTTGACACCCACGGACAGGTCATCAAAGTTCTTGAGGCCAAAGGGCGCAAGTTCCTTGACCAGGAGATTGTCCAGGTAGGCCTTATAAGGCTTTGTCCACTGACCCACGGGTAGCTCCTCGACCGTAATGGTCTTCTTCTCTTCATCGAAGCTATAAGTGCCTCTCGTATGCCACGTGCAACTGTCAATTCGCTTCAGAAGCCCCTTGAAGCCAAACCACCAGGGATCCAACGCTCGACCCGCAAGGGTCGCAAGGGATCCCTTGAGCCTATGCTGCAACAGAGTCAGAATGTCCTCCGGATTGTGCGGAGGAATGTCGGTTGAGTAGCCCGTTCCGACGCCCACGCAGCCATTGATGGCCAATAAAGGAACCACGGGCAAATAGTATTCAGGCTCCACCTTCTCTCCGTCGTCCTCCATGGCCTTCAATAGAATCTGGTCATCCTTCCTGAACAGTGTATCCACAATGGGCTCCAACTGGGTATGGATGTATCTTGGTGATGCCGCATCCTTGCCGCCCTCCAACCTGGACCCGAACTGCCCAATGGGCTTCAAGAAGTGGATGTTGTTCGAGCCCATGAAGTTCTGGGCCATCCCCACGATTGTTCCATTCAAGGAGGCTTCGCCGTGGTGATAGGCCGCATGTTCGGAGACATAGCCTGTTAGCTGGGCTACACGAACCTCCTGTCGGAGGCCACGCTTAAAGCATCCATAGAGAATCTTCCTCTGACTTGGCTTGAATCCATCCATCAAATGGGGAATGGAACGAATATTGTCCGCATGACTGAAATGGATGAGCTGACCATCGACAAAGCCCTTGAAGGTGGCTTTTCCTGATACAACAGGCATCATCTTCTCAGGCTCATACTTCTTGAGCCAATCCTTTCGGTCGTTTGCACAATCCTTGCCAAAGGCCATAATCAAGGCATCATTGGAGGGCTTTCCCTCCCATTCATACTTGATTTCATGAAGATCACGGAACCACTCTCTTGCTTCGGCAGGAGTGGACGTTCCTAGTCCCTTGTAATACTTCACATGCCACCCTGCCAAGGAGTGCGTATCCTTCCAGGTGGTATAGTCCTGCATTCTGTAAAAGGGCACCACGGAGGATCCCTTGGATGCTTTTAGAAGGGGCGTCGAAAGAGTGCAGATGTAGCCGAGTTCCAGAAGCTGAGGCCACTCCACATGAAAGATGTTCATGACGAGCCCCTTAATATGGGAGCCATCATCATCCTCATCGGCCATAATCATGATTCGACCGTAGCGCAAATCCTTCGTAGAGCGATAGACTTTGCGCTGCTCTAGGCCAAGGATCAACTTGAGGTTCTTGAGTTCCTCGTTGGCATTGAACTTCTGAACGCTGATTTCACGCACATTCAGGGGCTTTCCCCTAAGAGGAAAGACGCCCCAGAAATCTCGCCCGACGACCTCCAGACCAGCGTTGGCTGATGCCGCTGCTGAATCTCCCTCTGTCAGAATCAAGGTGCACTTGTCGCTCTGTGCCGTTCCTGCATACAGGGCATCATCACACTTGGGAACACCGCGCAAAGTGCGCTTCTTTGTTCCGTCCGTCTTCTTGGCGTCTCGATTGGATCGGGCCTCCAAGACCGACTTGGCCTCGTCCAGAAGACCCAGCTTCATCAGACCGTCCACAAGCTTACCACTGAACTTAGGACTGGAGCCAAACTTCTTGGCATCGGTCGTCAGAAAGTCCTTGGTTTGCGACGCAAAGGTGGGATTGACAATGGTGGCATTGACAAAGAAGACTACATGATCCTTGAGCTGTCCTGGCTTGATATCGACCTTCTTCTTCTTGGCAGCCTCCGCAAAGTCCGTCAGGACGTGGCGGCTAACATAGTCCACATGCTTACCACCTTTCCGTGTCTGAATGCCGTTCACAAAGCTAATCTGCTTTTCGTCCTTGAGTCCCTCCTCATCGGAATACAGGTGTCTGGTCAGAACTGCACCGGCCTCCCACCGAGGCCCACAGGTTTCGAAGCAGAAGCCGCTGCCCACGCCATCCCTCAGAAACATCTTCATATACTTCTCAAAGGTGTTGGTAGCAATCGCTGCGCCGTTCCAGTAGACCTTGACAGTCGATCCTACCATAGCTGCAAGTTCATAGGCCCTCGTTTGAAAGACGGCCATCATGTCCTCGGTAAAGTTGCCGTCCTCCAGAAATGCCCCCTTGAATCGACTCGAATCAGGGGTAAAGCTGATCTTGACGTAGCCCTTGGTGCCCGTGGCCTTCCGAATAGAAGGCTTCCCCTTTACACTCATATTGTTGGACCAGGTCTGCGTATACTTCTTGCCTGAGCCAGGATTTAGCGTTTCCACCGTGAACTCTGTGGAGAAGATATTGGCCAACTTGGCACCATATCCGTTCTTACCGCCGACAATGCGCTCCTCGCCCTCCTTGTAGTTGGAGGAGGTCAGAAGGCGACCAAAGATGAGCTCAGGGATGTAGCACTTCTCCTTGGGATGTTCCTCCACAGGGATGCCGTCGCCGTCATTCTCGACCTCAATAGAACCATCTTTGACCGTTATGTCGATGCGCTTCACAGGAAGGCGAACACCCTCCTCGGCCGTAGAGGCACGAACAAAGGCATCCCGTGCATTCACGACGACCTCATCGAAGATCTTGTATAAGCCC